GCAAAATACCCCCTTTCCGACTATCATTAGTATATACAAAAGGAGTTCCCCCTATGTCAGTTTTACATCACGAAGCACTATTAGAAACCTGTTTTGACGAAGCAGTTGAAGAGTTTATGACAGCAAACAAACTTGACTTTGAAATGTTCCGCCAAATCGAAGACCATGAAGGCGTTATGCTTGCAATAGAGAAAAAAGCAAGAGCAAAATTTGAAGACCTACTAAGATAGGTCTTCTTTCACTTATTCACCTTTACCCCCTAAAATTATGGAAATCACAAAACCAACAGACGAACAGACAGCAACCGAACTCTTTGAAGAGTTGGCAGCGGATGGAATCGACGCTGACGAAATGCAGGAGTTCATAAACGAACACGGACATAAAAACTTTATTCTTTATTTTGAAGACTATCAGCAAGCGGTTGAAGAGTACGACCTAGAGATAGTTAATTCATTTTTGGAAGAGTTCGACTTCACAGACCTTTCCAGGATTAGCGACGCATATAACGGACAGTATGACAGCGGAGCAGAATTTGCGGAGCAGTTGGTAAGCGATTGCGGATATATTCACGGTGACTTGCCTTATTGGATAGAGGTAGACTGGGAGAAAACATGGGACAATTTGAGTTATGATTATACAGAGATTAACGGATATATTTTCAGTAACAATTTTTAACACAAAAGGGGTTGCCAAGTGTAACCCCCTTTGCTATTATTATATTAGTTAAAGGATTTTCCCCTATGAACCAATTAACACAAAGACTAATTAACAGAATCCAAGAGAAAGAATCATTCTTGGACATTGCCCACCTTTGCGAAGACTTCCAAACTTTCTGCGATGAAATCAACGAATGGGGTGTAGACCACATTGGAGGAGTTGACCTCTACGGATGCGGATTTCTTCCTAACCCAGAATTAGACCTTGAAGCATTAGACAGTTTCTTTGCTTCGTTCGGTTGCACCCCTTCCAACCCACACCCCGCAGGTCGTTACGCATAATGTAACGCTTTGTTTCAGTTCGTGGATATTCACCCCACGGACTGAAAACCTTCGTTATAATAAGTATATAAATTAATTCCCCTTTTATTATGATTACATATTTTGTAGAAGTTCCAGACGCAGGAATCCAAGAACCAGTTAGAACCCGTGAGGACGCTTACCCTCTCTGTTATGACATGGCACAGGAGTTCGGATTCGCAGAGGTTGTGTGGTATGCACTCAACGGAAAGCGGGTCAGCGAAGGCAGTTACACCGACAGGGACTAACCCTCCCCTGTCTGTTCGTGCGTGAGGAGCAGTGTTACGGTTAACCGCCCTTGCGTTAGAAAATCGCAAGGTACCATTAAGCTATAAACGACCCAAAGCGAGTTCGCTATGGAAAACGCAAAGTGTTTACACAGGGGGCACAGAAATTTTTTCGTGTGTAAAAATGCCCACACAGGATTTGCATAAAGTAGGGATGTACTATATACTGGAAAGGTGACAAAAATGATACCCGCCATGAAGAAGTACGAAGATTCAAAAGTACCGATTACAATTGATCCGATTACGAATAACTATCAAATCACGGTGCCAGAGTGGGTTATCAACGAATTTGATTGGTATGAAGATACAGAATTAGTATGGCATGTAGATAATAATGGAATTCATATTCAGCAAATGAGTGATTGACAAGTTGTATAAATTACAGTATGATATGAATGTAATTACAACACATTATGGCGAAAGGATTCACAGTCAAAGCAAAAAACCCAAAGAAGACGACTCCGAAAGAACCAGAATTTGACTATAATTTAGCAAGACAATTAGTCAGAGGTAAAACAATTGTATTTTGTTTACCAGGTCGGGGAGTCTCATATACATTTCTCAAATCATTTGTAACCTTATCATTTGATTTAGTACAAGCAGGAGCAGCAATACAGATATCTCAAGATTACTCATCAATGGTCAACTTTGCCCGTTGTAAGTGTCTTGGAGCAAATGTGCTTCGTGGACCAAATCAATTACCTTGGGATGGTAAACTCAAATATGATTATCAACTCTGGATTGATTCAGATATTGTATTCAACACAGAGAAGTTCTATCAGTTGATTCTCATGGCAACACCTGCTGATGCAGTCACAAAAGAAGAAGTATATGAACCAATGAAGAATGAAAAAACAGGAGAGGTTGTTAAGAATAAGGATGGAAGTGATGCACAGAAACTTGCAGGATATAAGTTACTGATTGATGAATCGAAAGAACGTCATATCTGTGCTGGATGGTATTGCACCGAAGACGGAAAAACAACATCCGTAGCTCACTGGTTAGATGAAGAAGATTTCAGAAGCAATGGTGGAGTCATGAATCATGAAACGATTGAAAGTATCAGTAAGAGAAAGAAACCTTTCACTGTTGATTATACAGGTTTCGGTTGGTTATTGATTAAGAATGGTGTCTTTGAAAATGAAGGTCTACCATATCCTTGGTTTGCTCCAAAGATGCAAGTATTTGAATCAGGAGATGTTCAAGATATGTGCGGTGAGGATGTCTCATTCTGTCTTGATGCAAAAGAAGCAGGATTTGAAATCTGGTGTGACCCTCGAATTCGAGTTGGTCATGAAAAAACAAGGATTATTTAAAGAATGACATTTGCAGTACTCAATCTTGTTGAAGCATGGAATCAGATCTCATGGACAGATGCAATTCCTTTTATACTTGTTCTCATTGGTCTTTACTGGGTCAAGGTAAAGATTGACTCGACAGTTGGTTTCGGAAAGAAAGGAAAACAACTCAAGAGAATTATAAGAGAAGCAATCGATGAATCAGAACTTATTGACAAACTCAAATGACCCGATATAATCTTCTACGAAACGGTAAAGTTATTTTCTGGGACTTATCAGAAAATGAATTAATGGATCGTCTTGAGGACTTCGCAGTTGAACAATATGTCACTGGCGAAAAGATTAGTCAACAAATTACTTATGAACCTATAAAGGAGGAAAATTAATGGCAAAGGGAATGTTAAGCGGAGCATCTTATAATCGTGATGCTCGACCAAAAAAATCTCGACAGGGAACGGGAAAGCACTCGAAATACTCAGCAACCTCTCGTAACTCGGCTCGTAAAAGATACAGAGGACAAGGACGCTAATGTATTGTCGAATCCGATTGAAGGATACAAACTATCAAGAATATGAGAACTTTCGTATGCTTGATAGTTCTTATTATAAGGAGTGCCTTGAAATCTATCGAAAATACGTTGAATATAAAGAGTTCGATGATGTCGTTCCAATCTTTAAAGAAGAGTTTGAAACGCATCATTGCGATGTCTTAGGTTATTATGATCAGGATAAGTTAGTTGCTTTTACTCTTGCTTATCGTTTCGATAGTTTGAATAGTGTCTGGGGCGATCAGTTTGCATGGGATTATGAGAATCCAAAGTTGACAATGGGGCATGTTGCGAATAAGCATGAGTTTGCCTACTATAAGAAACTTGGATATGATTACTACTATTTGGGAGAATCAGTCAAATATATGGAAAAATATGATGGTTATGAGGTTTCAAACTTCTTTAAGGACTGGAAAGGATGGCAAAACTAATTGCGAATCTTCCAACTCGAAAAGTCTGGGTGAGAAAAGAGTATCTCACTGACTTTCAAACAGGTCATGGAGAGTTTATTGAAGGAATCTGGGTATGTGCCAAGTCAATACAAGGTCGTGCTTTCTATTTTGAGACCTATTTACCCGAATATGGGGCAATGTATGATAAATTACCAATTTCAGCGTTTCTCTCGACACCTAAAATACCCGATCCTGACATGGATTTGGCAAATTTACAGTTTTGGAACTGTATGGACTATGATTTTACAGTCATTGTCAAGCAATTTGTCGCACCAATGGAGTGGGAATGTCGTACAAGACACTTTGGTAATCAAAAAGGACAGTACATTTGCACTTTAGACAACTATCATGGTGATTTTGACCAGATTGATGCCTCGACAAGTGAGATGCCCGATGAACATAAGTCATTTAATTTGATTGAATTGCGAAATGGGCAGTATTGTCTCTACCCAAACAACCGTTGTCGAATATATGACACCTCAATGACACCTGATCCAGTGAAAACACCTGATTTTAAGGTGTCAACACGCACCTTTGAGGTTGAGAATGATGTAAATTGGGGTCGATTAGGTGATTGTGACGATTATTTTTGGACAACACCCGATGAACGAAAAGAAAAGTAGGTATATTTTACATTGGATTGGTCAATTATCTAAAATTCGACCAGAATTAGGTAATTTTGCATTGTGCCCCTATGCATCAAAGGCAAAATTTGAGATTGTAGAGGAAAAATTGTCTCAAATTGTGCCAAGAGATGATTATGAGGTCATCATTTACGTAGTAGAAGACGATATAACTGCAGATTTCTTGTATGATGCTGTTGATGACTATAATCGTAACTACCCTGACTACAAATTCATCGCAGATCATGGAAAAACAAAGACATATATTCAAGGAATACAAACAAGTAACGGAAAATATAACTTAGTTCTTTGCCAATCACGAAAAGAACTCACAGAAGCAAGAAAAAACCTTGCAAAAACCAATTATTATGATTATTGGGATGAAAATTACCTCAAAGAAGTTTTAGAGGACGATTATAAAGTCGTTGAAATTCACATCGAACCAGAATTAGGGTGAAAAACGTTTTATGAGATGAATGATTATACAAGATAGGGTATAAATAAATCTAAAAGTACTAATAATGGCGATTCAACGCACATCAATACCATTTAAGGATATAAGTTTGTCTTTTTTACCTCATCCAGTAACAAAAGACTTACCTGTTCTCATAAATCAACGTGCAATTGCCAGATCTGTGAGAAATTTAGTGGAGACTATTCCGACTGAAAGGTTTTTTAACCCTGCAATTGGTACAGATGTACGTGATTCTTTGTTTGAAAATTTTTCAAGAACAACAGTTTACGTAATTGAAGACCAAATCAGAGAAACCATTAATAATTTTGAACCAAGAGTAGCAAATGTCGGTGTCGAGGTAACTGGAAGACCAGATTTAAATGAAATGGAGATAAAAGTGCTTTTTGATATTGTTGGATTAGATGCTCCAACTCAATCCTTCACTTTCATATTAGAACCAACAAGATAATATGCCCTTCACACAATACACTAGTTTAGACTTTGAAGATATCAAAGCACAGATTAAAGATTTTCTTCGCTCAAACTCAAATTTCAAAGATTTTGATTTTGAAGGTTCTAATTTCTCTGTTTTAATTGATACTTTAGCGTACAATACATATATTAATGCATTTAATGCAAATTTAGTTGCAAATGAATCATTTTTAGATTCTGCAAAAATACGTGAGAACGTTGTTTCACTTGCAAGAAACATTGGTTATGTTCCACGATCAAAAAGAGCAGCAATCGCAAAAATAAAGATAAATGATGTCGATCTTGGTGAAACCTCTGATGCAACACCAAGAATTTTAACATTAAGGTCTGGTCTTATTTGTGTTGGTAGTGTTGAAAATACCACTTTTAGATTTTCAATCCCCGAAAATATTACATCAACTAAAATTGTAAGTCGTGGTGTTGATAATGATGGAAATCCTTTTCTAGATGCAAATGGAAACCCTACAAGTCACTCTTTTGCTCAATTTAGTGATGAAATATCAATTTATGAAGGAACATATCTGACACGTACATATAGAGTTAATACATCAATCGATCAAAGATTTATTATTGATAGTCCAGGCATCGATGCATCAACAATGAACGTTTATGTTGCAGATCCAAACCAAGTTACTATTGGTCGAAAGTATTCACGAGTTGATAATATACTAAAATTAGATAAAAATTCAGAAATTTATCTTGCACAAGAAGTTCAGGATGAAAAAATAGAAATTTTGTTCGGTGACGGATTCTTTGGTAAAAAATTGGACAATGGTTCAACAATTCTTGTAACTTATATTGTTACTGATGGAAAAGATGGAAATGGTCCAAATAATTTTGATTTTCAAGGAACATTTTCAAAAGATGATGGATCCTTTTTAACACCATCAGATACCGTAACAGTTACAACCGTCTCAAACGCTTCCAATGGGTCAGAAGTTGAAGATGTGTCTTCTATTAAGTATTTTGCACCAAGACTTTACTCAGCACAATATAGAGCAGTTACACCAAGAGATTATGAGGCAATAATTAATGAAATTTATCCACGAACTGACTCTGTTTCAGTAGTAGGAGGTGAGGAGTTGAATCCCCCACAATTTGGAACAGTACAAATTAGTATTAAACCAAAAAATGGTACTTTTGTCTCCGACTTTGATAAATCACAAATTAAAAATAAATTAAAAAACTATGCAATAGCAGGTATTAATTCTGAAATAGTTGATTTAAAAATATTATATGTAGAAATTGATTCAAAGGTATACTTTGACCCTGTAAAAGTTGGTTCATCAATTAATTTAAGATCAGATATTATAAATGCATTACAAAACTACGCCAAAAATGTTGAGATGAATCGATTTGGAGGAAGATTTAAGTATAGTAAGGTAAATCAATTAATTGATAGAGTTAATGATGCTATTACATCAAACATTACTAAAGTCATTATTAGAAGAGATTTAAAAGCACTTCTAAATCAATTTGCTCAGTATGAGTTATGTTTTGGAAATAAATTCCATATTAATCCTGCTGGTTTTAATATTAAGAGCACTGGATTTACAATTTCTGGTAGCAGTTCAATTGCATATTTGACAGACATACCCAATAAAGATGTAACTGGTAAACTTGATGGAAGTATGAAGGGTACAATTAGTGTTGTAACAAGAGATGAAAAAAATAACGTGAATGTTCTTCGCAAAGCAGCAGGTTCTGTTGACTATAAAAAGGGTGAGATAATTTTGAATACAATTAATATTACTTCTACTATCGCACAAAATAATATCATTGAGATACAGGCATTCCCAGAATCAAATGATGTGGTTGGATTAAAAGATTTATTTGTAAGTTTAGACGTTTCAAATAGTTCGATAAATATGTTGAAAGACGTTATTGCATCAGGAGAGGATGTTTCAGGTGTTGTGTTTACAAGAGACTACTTCACTTCAAGTTATTCAAATGGTGCTTTAGAGAGGATATAATTTATGTCACAATTTGACAAAAGAGTAAAAATTAACACAATAATAGAAAATCACTTGCCAGAGTTTGTGACAAGTGATTTTCCGAATGCTGTTGAATTTTTAAAACAATATTACATTTCTCAGGAATTTCAGGGAGGTCCAACTGATTTAATTAATAATTTAGATCAATATTTAAAAAGTGATAATCTTGTACCAGAAGTTGTTGTTGGAAAAACCAGCACAGTAATTGGTGTTGCATCAACTGATACAACGATAGAAGTTGAAAACACAAAAGGATATCCTGATGAGTATGGACTCTTTAAAATTAATGATGAAATTATTACTTATACTGGTAAAGATCTAACAGTAGAGCAAAAATCATCACGTATTGGAAATCTTAATTCTACATCTAGTAAAGTTATAAACATAAACACCAATGGTCTTGATATAAAAATAAATGATATAGTAAGTTTATCCTCAGTTGAAGACCCCGTAACTGATACAATCACAGTTCCATTAGGAACTAGAGTTTCTCAAATCGATGAAGATTCGATCACAGTCGATAGAATAATTTCCTCAACTTCATCTCAAGGTGTAAACGCAAATAATCCTGTAAATGGCACATTCATATTTACAAGGGAGAGATTTTTCTTTACTGGTTGTATACGTGGATTCAGTGGTGTCACAGGATATAATGTAGGAGTATCCTCATCTTTACTAGATGTTAATAAAGAAAAACTTAATTTTGAGGAAACAAGTGCAAGTAATCATGTAAGTGGTTCTATCGTTCAAAATTTATCAGTATTATTCATACAAGAATTTTACAAAAACTTAAAGAAAACATTTTTACCTGGTTTTGAAGATTCTAACTTTACATCTGAGTTAGATGTTGGTAATTTTGTTAAGTTTGCACGTTCTTTTTACCAATCAAAGGGTATTGAAGAATCAATTAAAATATTATTTAAAGTATTGTATGGTGTTGATTCTACAATACTTGATCTCGAAAAATTTTTAATTAAACCATCTGGTGCAGAATTTATAAGAAGAGAAGTAATAATTGCCGATCTAATTACGCCAGATGCAGACCCACAAAAATTAATTGGACAGACAATTTATAAAAGTGATGATCTTGAAACAAATGCATCAGTATCTGAGGTTGAAATATTAAACAAAGAAGGAAAATCATTTTATCGTATATCTTTATTTGTAGGTTATAGTGATAGAGATTTAATACAGGGAATATTTAAAGTTAATGCAAATTCAAAAGTTTTATCAGATGTATCTACGACTGATAGTATTATATCTGTTGATTCGACAGTCGGATTTGCTAAGACAGGAATATTAATCAGTGGCAATAATACAATTAACTATACATCTAAATCTGTAAATCAATTCTTTGGATGTACAGGTATTAATGAACCAATTCAAATTACTGATAATATTCGTTCCAATGATAATATTTTTGGATATGAAAACGGAGATTTAACGAAAAAAATTGAATTAAGAATTACGGGTGTTTTAAATGAATTAGTATTGGATGATGATGTCAATCTAATTGTTGAGGGTGAAAATATACTCGTAAAAAATCTGGGTCAAAAAATATTAAATGAAGGGAAATCATATAAACAAAAATTTGCTAATTCATGGGTATACAATACTAGTTCAAGATTTCAAGTTGTAGAGATAAGTGGATCA